ATCATTAGAGTCATTAGTATTAAAAGGTTGCTCACCTGCACCATATCTTGCTACCCTCTCTGGTGTGAAATCTAATGTATCACCCATAGGTAATGTTTCAACAACTTTTGGGTCATACCCCATTGCTACTAAATCTGAACGAGTTACTAAACTTCTTTGTGCAACAAAGTCAGAATCTTCTATTGTTGTTGCTCTTTTATCAATTAAAAATTCTTCTGGAGCTACATTCTCTATCTTAATTTTAGAATAGTCTTTAGTGCGTTTGCATTTTACATTGTAATAAACATTAATGATTGGAGGTGTCTCCATCATCATTGGCATACCCATCTCATCCATCATAGGTTGACCCATTTGGTCTACTGCTGGTTGTGGGTCTTGTTCTATAACTTCTTCATATTCTTCTTGCTCAACGATTTCTACTTCCTCGTCTTGCATAATCATGGTTAGCTCATCTTCAGTAAGCATCTCATATTTTTCTTTTGTTGTATCTTTTTTGTCATCCCAATATGCTTTTACTACTCCTACTTTTTGGCACAGTGCATCCCAGAACCAAGAGTTCATAACCTCAAAGCCGTTGTTGTCTTTATAGAATACATGGTTAGCCATCATAGTTGCTTGTTCAGCTAGTTCAGAATCACCCTCATTTACTGGCTCAAATACTACAGCGTTATTACTTTGGGTAAACACCTTCATAATTTGCGGCAATGCCCCATCTACCACCTCTGCCACTTCACCAGTGACTATTTGGCTACGACCTTCAACCTCATTGCCATAAGGTTCTCTCATGTAATACTCTAGTGCTGTCTGTCTTTCTTGCGAGGTTTCAGTTTCAATAAACCCTAAACTGTCATCAATATGTGACTCAACAATATTTAACATTTCTCTATTGTCGTCAGAATTAGCGTTCATTTTTTTCTTATCGTATGCCATTTATACTATCCATGATTTGTTAATCTCTAATGGTTTATCCCATCCATCATCTGTTTCATTTAATCCTACAGCTAAATATCTAAAAGAGTCGGCAGCGTGGCTTGTGAAATCATGCACAGGTTTATCAAAGAAAACATCTCGTTTTTCATCATATTGCCTACGATAGTTTCTTAATAAATCTACTGCATCTTTTACTTTTGTATTGAACCAACATCTAGGTAGTATTCTTCTAACAGCTTGTATGCCATCATCTACACCTAGCTTTGCTACAACCCTACAATTTAACCTAGCTTCTTGTAATACTTCTAATCTGGATTTACCTGTGCCTAGTTCTCTAACTTGTATATCATGAGGGAGTAGCTGTTCTGCTGTATCGTATCGGTTATCTCTCAACCAATTAATATAATAATCTAATCCCTGACCATGATTCTCTAAAAAGTCTATGATATGTATTTCTTGTCCAACTACTTGCGCTACAAATATTGCAGTGCTATCACCCATACCTAAATCCCAAGATACGAATGTTTTGCATATATCATCACGCAACACACTATCACTTATTTGACCTTTAAATTCTAGGTCATTAATTAATGTTCCGTAGTAAGCACCCTCTACTGGAGTATGAAAATTAACCTCATACTCTTGAGAGTATTTGTCATCACCCATTTCTTTTTTAGCTGCATCAAGTTCTTCTTGGTCTACTAATCCTGTTTCACTAGCTTTAAACTCTAGTAAGTTCCAACCATCTTCACCAGACATTGCTTTATCTCGCAGCGTTGCAAAATGGTTTCTACCTTTTGGTGTGCCTATAAACATTACAAAACCTTTTCTATCTGCTATAGCTGGTCTTATAATCTCACTAAATAAACTTGGATTAATTTGTGCGTACTCATCAATAACTACCCCATCAAGATATATTCCACGAAGTGCATCAATACTATCAGCACCATACAAACTTATTCTGCGACCCATGAAATCTGACCTTAACTCTGCAATATTGTTTACAGCTTTTAATGGTCTAGTAAATTCTGTTAGCATATCCCATGCAATTCTTTTTGCCTGTGAATATGTCGGAGATATTAAAGCGAATCTAGGATTCTTTAGTTTGCAATTCAATGCACTATGTATTAATTGATTTATAGCACCAACAGTCTTACCCATTCTTCTATGTGCTACAACAACTGTAAATCTGTTATTTCTAACAGACTTATGTATTTGTCTTTGTGGTTCTCTGGGTATATAACCTGTGTTAATCGTTGTCATCTATTCCAGTAACAACTTTAATCATTAATGGTTCTTCACTGTCTCCAGATATTTTAGTATCGGTTTGGACTTTACCATCACTGCGGTCTAGCACTTCCTTGATAGCATGGACATCACCATCTTCTGCTTTTGTTAATAAAGCATCTACTACTTTGTTAGCTCTCTTTGCTTCATCTTGTATTAACTTGCGTTTAAGTGTATCTCCAAGTAATCTATTGATTTTGCTAGAGTTTGTATTTCCTTTGTTTACTTCAGAACTGCGTTTAGCAGCTAACTGTTTTCTTTCTTCTATATCCATTGTTATGCAACTCCGTTATGGGTCATTGCTCCTCTTTTAGTTGATTCATTCTATACAATCTTGCTTCTTCTGACAAGTACAACCATTGAGCTAAATCATCATAGTCTCTTTTACATGATACACATCTAGCTACACCATCTTTTTCTTCTATAATTCTACAGACACCATTACAGGACTACTTACCACTTAACTATAAAGGAAACTTTTTAGATTTTTGTTTTACTTTAACGCAACTATCTTTTCCGTTTTTTGTTCCATTAAATCTGTAACCTTTCCAACACGCTTTTCCATCAGCACCTTTTTTCTTGGCAGTCATACACAATCCCCTATAGACTCAAACCATCTGCGTAATTCTTCATGTTTATCTTGTAAGGTTTTTTGTTCTTGTTCTTCATCTTTTTTTTCATTACACATTTTCCACTTGCGTACATTTCTGTATTCGTAAGCACCCTACATCAATAATAAAAAAATCAAAATATCTTTTGTTTTTAGAATCATCCATTTTCATATCTTCGTACCATTCAACACCAAAGTGACAACCACAGAACCAGTGCCATGACCACATAATATTTTCCATCCTGTAAATAAAAAAAATGCCACCGATTAAAGTGGCATTACAAAGGAGTGTAGGAAAGTTCAAGACGAACTTATCCTAGCTTTCCGATTATAACAAAAAATTCTCTATCAGACAAGCAATTAATGCAAACAGACCAATCGCTGCCCAGACATCAAATATTAATTCCATTCTTTGTGTCCCCCACTTTCTTCGTTATCATCATAACCTTTATGATACTCTGCTATTTCTTTTTCTGTCAAATCTGTTACAACAGTACCTAAAGTTGAATTAGTAAAATCCCACTTGTGTGGTTCTCTTGGTCTACGATACCAACTATCAGAACCACCTCTATCAAATGGTGAACCATGTTTTTTATTCATAATCTTCTCCATAATTGTAACAAGCTTCAGGATGTTTTTTATAATCAATCTTGACATCATAAGCTTCTGAAAAACCTTCACTGCTACCAAAGTGTTCTTCTTTCCATCTGGCTAATGCTTCTGCTCTTTCTTTAGTCATTAAACTTCTCCTTCAGTTATTTTGTTTATAGAATCAAACAAATAAGAAGCTTCTTCTGAACTTAACTTACTAGCTTCTTTATTAACTTTGTCAATCCAACTACTTGCCAATAATACATTTTTAACATTTTTGGCTTCTGCTAATTTTATTGCTATAACATTTAGTTCACATTTTTTTAATATGTCCATTATGAAAAGTCTCCTTTGGCAGACCTAACTGCTCTCCATGCAATTATAAAAACTATAACGACCCAAAATAACGCACTACCTGAATCTTTTTTCATTTTGTCTCCTTTGTTGGTTAATCAAAACTACATATACATAGTACCATAACCAATCAACAATGCAAGTTTTTTTACAAATCATTTACCCCCAATAAACTATTAAAGTAAATCCATGTATTAACTTAAATCTACTATCTTGGATGTATATCTGCCATTCTTTTCCTTCTTCCAACCTTCTACTAAAATTGTCCACCCTGCATCTCGTATAAAACCGATAGATGGACTTTCAGAAATTTTCTTTACCCTAGCACTAATGTTGCTATAACTGGTTACCTGAATGGCTATGGTGTCACCTTTGTGTAATGCAAGAATGTCTATTATCCCAAACAGGTCTTTTCTTCGTCTGCTAAAGGCACACCATTTTTCAGTCACCTCTACCAAATCGTAATTTTCTTTTTTTAATCTAGCTAAAGTTCTCTGGGTAGGACTAGTCTTTGCCATTGTCTTTTTCTAGTAAGTTTCCGTAGCCATCATCTTTAGTTTTTTTTCTGGGTCTATTTTCTTTTTAAAAATTTTGTCCCAGTTGGCTTCTACTAATTTTGTATTTTCATTTCTACGACCTGAACCTTTACTCATATACAATCTCTCCTTGCTTTACATACTTTATGTTTATCATAATATCTTACGCTGTTGTTTTTCATGTCTATGTTTTTAATTTGTGTATCTTTTGGTAGGTGTATATATTCTTTTTGTAAACACTTGTATTCCATTTCAACTTTGTTTGGGTCTGGATAGTGCAAGTCTACATATAAAACGGCTTCTTGACAGCTATTGAACGACCCAACATATTGCCAATCTGTTAAAGGTTCTGGTGCTAAATTGATTATCATTACAAATGCAAACTCAATCATAATTATTCCTCCAATTTATTAAGTACCCATTCTAAAAGTTCTGCTTCAGTTCCATATTTCTCTTGCCAAGTCTTTGGTGCATGATGAAATCCATCCTGACCTTGATGATGTTCCCAGCAAAGTGGCAGCACCATGTAATGACTATTCTTTTGTCCTGCACCCATACCTTGTCGGATATGGTGGCAGTTAGCAGGTGGTGCATCATCTATTTCATAATGCTTTCTACAAATAACACAACCAAAGCTACTTATTTTGTTAAGCCAATTTTTTTCATCTTTAGTCTTTGATTTCTTCTTCGCCAAGTTTAAAACCATATCCTCTTGCAAACTCTTTAACTTTTTCTAGGTACTCGTTAAATTGTTTTACATTTAATTTAGTAGTGCTACCAATAGTCATTACCTTTAAATTTTTTATCTGCTTTTCTTCAGATAGTAATTTATATAATAACACTTCATGCATCTCATCTTTAGACTTTAATCCAAAGTAATCTGCAAGTTCAGTGACCAATTTCCAATAGTATTCATTTTGGTCAAGTGAACGAATAGACTTGTATGGCTTAACTGTTACAGACCACAATTTGTCTTGGTCTAATTCTTTTAGTTTGCCAACTAATCCATTTAAATTATTTTTGTTTAATGTAAAATTCATACAACTCCTCTCATTTTTTTAATTAAACCTTGTAACTTTTCTGATATTTCTTTTCTTTTTTCTGGTGACATAGATTTGTATGGTATTTTCTTTGCAACTTGTGTGTCTAATTTTTTTTGTCTACAAAGTAAAATAATGTCATGTGGTGTAGGAAATTTATTAGAAGTTGTAATCCAACTATCAAATGCTTGATTAACTATATTCATATCATAACTTTGTAATTTTAACCACCAAACCCTTAAAAGATTTTGGTCTGCGTGATTTCTATTATAAATATCAAATACAGTATCTAACATTTCTTTAAATTGTTTTTTGTTTTCGTTATTCAAAATGATACCTCCTCTGTTCTTTCATCTAACCATCTTTTACCATTTATGTAAGTAGTTGGATGTGGAATAAATGCACCATTATCTTTAAACCATTCTTTACTTTCTTTTTGCCAAGATAAAGTTTGCAATACATGGTCTATATTAGGTTTGTGTTTTTTCCAAGCTATTTCAGCTTTACCCTTACCAACTTTTTTTGGATAAGTATTCCAAAACATATCAAACCCCATATCTACCTCTACTCTTACTCTACTCTTACTCTTACTCTCCTCTACTCTAGGCAACCGAATCGGCAACACTTCGGCAACATCTTGTAAAACAAATGATGACAACTGTTCCAACTGTTTGTTTATAAAAGATTTATCCTTTCTTAACCTAAAAGATATTTCATCAACTGATGGTAAATTACCCTCATTTTCTGATGCTAATAACCACAATTCTATCAAGGTCGCTTTGTTGCTATCAGTTAAATTACTCCATTCAAAATCATCAAGAATTTTTCTGTACAACTTAATCCAAATAACATTTCTGTCCGACCTTAAAGGTGGTTGAAATTGTTTCCAATTTTTTATTTGCACTACTTTCTCCTTTGTATTTTTATTTAAACCACTTCACCTTTTGCAGTAATTTTAACTTCTAAATTGTCTTTAATTCCTAGTAAAGTTTTAATCATAAAAACTCTAGCTGGTGGTAATTGTGCATCTGGATTTTTAGAATAATGTGCCACAGCTTGAACAGATAATCCTAAATGTTCTGCCATTTTTCTTCGGCTACCATCATATAATTTTATTGCTTGATTGTAAGTCATAACTTCTCCTTTAAATTAAAATGCTTCATTGCATTGAATACACAATATAATACTTTAAAAACATTTGCAATAACTTTTATAAAATAATTTGACATTATGTTTGGGAAGTGTATCATGGTGTTATCTTAATAACAAAGGAGATAAAAATGGAACAACAAGTAATGGAAGAAGCAAGTCAAATATTTGCAATAAATACTTTTTCAGATATTATTCTGGATTCTGGAGCTCATTCAGTTCTAGGTATGATTAAACAAATTAACCCAGATGCCTACCAAGAATTAGTTATGGCATCTAAAACAAAGGAGATATAAATGACACAATTAAAAACAATAGACATTAAAGGAAAATCTTATGTCATGGTTAATGAGCGAATTGCTTATTTTCGTGAAACTTACCCAGAAGGTTCTATTATAACAGAGCTATTATCATCAACTGATGGTGTGCATACATTTAAAGCAATGGCAATTAGTAATGGAAATGTATTAGCAACAGGACACGCTTCAGAAAAAGATGGTAGCTCATTTATTAACAAAACTTCTGCTTTAGAAAATGCAGAAACTTCTGCTGTTGGTAGAGCTTTAGGTATTTTAGGTATTGGAATTGATACCTCTATTGCTAGTGCTGAAGAAGTTGGTAACGCAATTCAAAATCAAAAAAGCAACATTGAAGCTACTGCAAAAGAAATTATAGATAATGGAGATTTTTTATAATGGAGCAGAGAACTGAAGAATGGTATGAAGCAAGATTAGGTAAGGTTGGAGCTAGTGAAATAGCAAAAATTATTAACAAAAAGAAAGATGGTAGT